CGTGACCTGGAGCGATCTCTCATCGTGCGCTTCCCCAGGAGGCACACACACGGGATTTTGTATTTTGGGAATAAAACATTAACAGCGCGAAAAACCATAAGCTATAATACAAACGAAGACAGAATTGGCCCAATAATATTAACCGCAGGCCCAAGAGACTGGACGAGCTGCGTGGCCACCCCCCACCACTTTTCAACTTCCGCCATGAAACTCGCCTCCTCAACATCCGCATCATCAACGATGCGAAGAGCGGGGACGGCCGACTCGAAATTGTCGGCAGCAGCCATCAGCAACGGCTGGTTGGGCGGAGCCCTCGATGCTAATTGGGTCCCCGCCTGGGGATTACCAATACCAAGAAGGGCAAAAGCGACAGTTTGTGGGTTAGGTTGGCACTCATAGTGCAGGGCAAATTCCATTTCGCCGAGAGCCGTCGAAGCGGGAAGAGCACCACCAGTACTGGTGAGTGCTCCCTCAATATACACCAACAGCGAGTAGTGGCCGTAAGAACTGACCAAATTCTCATCACCATGGCGCAACGCAAGGTTACCAGAGTCATCATCCGTGAGCCCCCAGGCAGTGCCTGTGGGTTTAAAGACGAGAGCCTCCGAGCCGGAGCGGCGGAAAGTGAAAACCGCCGCATCAGTTTCAAGGGTGCTCATGGGGACTTGCATATAGCCAGGCAACTGAGACATGGCAGACAGGCCAGCAGGTAAAGCAACCTGCCAGCCATTAGCCAACTCATTGTTGGCGGGCACGTTACCAACGGTACTCTGATTGTTGTTCTGCATGAATGACAAAGAAACAAAAACCGGAGCCATATGAATGACTCCTGAAACTGTCGAGAAATTCTGAGTACCAACTATCTTAACACCACCAGAAACAAGCCGGGCACTAGCATACATCTCACGAAAGAGAGTAATGTTGGTGACCGGGTTGTCAATACCTATAACACCACTCCCAGGACCAAAAGAGTTCCTAGAAAGCGCTGCGGCGGTGTAACTGAGACCGTTAGGCCAATAAAACGTGCTGGGAACGTTGGCATAAAGACCAGTGGTTTTCGTGCCAACTATCCCATTGACTATGAGGTTAGAAGGATCAGGGTTGATGAGAAAGACCGTCTGCCCAGCGTTGGGCGCGACAGTAACCATGTTCAAGTCTGTGTAGGTGCCAACCGCTGGGTTGGAGGTGATGACGGCGGGCTGCCGCACGTCAAAACACCCAGACAAACCCTGGAACTCGTCTGGATAACGCTGACAGTTAGCATCCTCGGAAAAAGGATCAACAGCAGCAGAAACCAAAGGATGAACCCCATAATTACTGCGGCGCGAAGCGCGAGGGCGAGCACGCGGCCCACGAAACTTGGGTACCCCCACGGGTGCCAGGGACGAATCCAAGACATCCCGTTTCGGGGCAAACAAGGCCGTAGACGTGCTCTGCTTAGCACGGACCCGGACCTTCTTAGTAGGGGCGCGACGAGGCTGGGAAGGAATGGCACGACGGGCCCTTTCCTTAGCTGTTTTGGTTTTCGTCATGACGGTGTGAAGAGTGTAGTATGGGATACCCGACACTCATGGAACGGAGACTGTTCATTATGGATGACCCGGAGGTTGGCGCCGTGCAGTCGTTCGGCATTCTCTATAGCACGTAAATATTTACCCAACAGGAACGTTTTGGGCCACTTAGCATCCATAACCCCAAGGAGAACGACTACAGCGGCTGCGCCGGCTGATAGTGTAGCGTTGAACCGATCCGCTCGCTCAACACTACATTATCGTAGAAGTCCTCCAAAACCAGCTGTTCACAAGGCGTGACACCGAATGCCCAGTAGAAACTGGCACGTGTGCGGGGCAGCACATCCCCAAAAGAACGAGACATGTTCTTTTGGAGTGTGCGCACCCCCCACGACTGACCACTATCCACTGACTTTCGCTGCACCGCACCCTGAGACATGGCGCGATAGAAATTCTGAAAGACCGGCACACCACCGGTCATCGACAAACCACCCTCAGCAACTGCATAACGCCAAGCCGAGAACAAATGCGGCTCAACGAAATTGTGAGCACACACAGTGTCCTTGGCAATGGCCCATTTGGGGTGGCGAACCATGATATAGGAATCATGGTCAGGCCCAACCCAAACGGGGTGCGTCTGGCAGAACTCGATCTCCTCAAAGGTATAACAGGGGGGCTCAACCGCCATGGAAAAACCCATGCGCAGGAACCACCCATCGAGAAACCTCATGAAGCGGGTGTAATGTCGGCGTTCCATGAACACGACACAGTCGTCACCATTGTTGGCAAGCTTAACGGGTACTCCAACCCAGTGGGAATAAGCAAAGACCATCATACACATCAACAGGCAATTGCCAAGCGATGTGTTCATGTCCCCGCTCATCCTACCACCATTGGTATGGTACTTAACCCGTCCGTCAGCAGTGTAGCCAACACACTCATTGACGAGCTGCATAGAAAGCAACTTAGCCAACCGCCTACGATGGCGCTTGAGTGGGAAACACTGGAGATACTGTGAACCCTCCCAATTCAATGCCTCCCGCGACACATGTTGGTCAAAACGACTAGCATCCAACCCAACTGCCACTGGATCCTTAAAATGGGACCATTTCGTGAACATGAGCCTCCCAGAATCAGCGCTGTTCAACCCCTTGAAAACAGTCTGGTCGCCAAAAACCTTGGCGATGGCTCGGAAAATTCTCTCCTCGATGGGCCGCAAGAAACGGCCCAACTCTATGTTGTACCTGGGTGATCTGGGGCTGATCACCCTAGGCACTGGGTCACTTTTACGCGTGAAGTCAGTCTTCTCGTACTTAGTGAAAACCCGTATATGTGCATCTTGCGGACAAAACCCCCTCCTCAAGAGGTCGTCCGCGGCACTAGCGTACACGCGCCTTTTCCGGCCCCGGAACGTGTCAACAAAGTTAGCACGACTCAACGGGACGGTACTCGGTAGCGCAGCACGCAAGCGACGCTCAGCCAGACCAAGAGCCCTGGCAAAATGCCCATTTACGGGTTTCGGGGGGGGAACGAAGCGGCCTTGTTGCTTAACATAAAAGACCCGTTCCAAAACGCCCCGCTCCAACGTGTCCACTGTGTTGTTGAACCCATGGATGGCCATCGGCGGAGAGATGCCGGAGACACGAACCATACGCCTGGGTTTCGGTGCTCCCCATTGCCTACGTACTGTCAAGTTGGGGTGGGGGGGAGCCAAACTAGGTTGACACCCCACCCCCAGTACAACAACGGGGCACCCCTATGTGGTGCCCGCCATCACACCAGGTGGTGGCAAGCCGCGCCCACCTCTGATGATGTCGCTCAACCAAGCAAAGCCGGGGAACAACCAACGCCAGAAGCTAACACGTTCAGGAACCAACAAAGCACGAGACCGATAAACATCAGTCTCAAGCACCTCGTTCATATCCCGCAAAACCTTAGAGGGCAAGAAACTTGCGTAGAGAGCGGCATCAATGATGTCCGCACCATCAGCCGCCCGCAAGTCCTTGTACACCGACAGCTCATCAAACATCCACTTCCTGGTAATCAACAAGTTGGCAGGGTTTTGAGGCCGCTGACCAAACTTATACCGAGCCCCGTCCGCCAGTGCCTGAGCCATAGCGCGACTCCGACGGGGGCGAAAACGGACCCGGTTGCCAAAAACATCAGGAGGCGCACGCTGGGGAGCCACAACCTCATCCAAATCCTCCCGAAAAGGTGCATCGACAGATGCCACAACAGAAGAAGCCAACCTATCAACCCGCCGTTTCTTGAGCAGGCCACGAACTTTATAAACAAACCACGGAACGGGCGCAAGGCCACAGGCAGATGCTAACGTGGTGATCAGAGCAATCTCAATAAAGGGCATGTTGTAATCAGGTTGGGGGAAAGGTGAGAGACACCACCTGCTAACGACTTTGTTTTAATTGAGGTATCAACAGCATCTCTCAATCCGTGAAAGTCACGGAACTTTGGGAAGTAGCAGATCCCACTGCTCCTGAGTCACACTCAGTCGACGTCCATCGGTAGCGACACCAGACAAGGACGAGGAAATGAGTGTAGTTTTAAAATACGCGCGACGTGACTCCTTCGCAGAAGCCCGCAACTCGCGTTGCTCAGGACAATCAAGTGCTGAGACGGCGCAACACGGGCATTGACAACCCGCCTCACAACCACATGGATTCCGACAACCAACAGTGACCTCGCAATAACACAGACACTGGGGGGTCTTTTCAATGACGCTGTAAGGACAACAGATCGAACAACACCACGCGACGCCACCACCTGCAGCAACTTGCCCTCTACGCTGCCTCCGTGGGGAGAGCGGCAAAGGCGTAACCACAGTCTTCGCCATCGGTTGTACAGTCGCAGTCGACGTCCACTATACCTGGAGCCACCTCGCGGAGACATAAACAGTACCCTGGATCGTCCAACCAAAACATACACATAAAACAATCACAATGGCAAACGTAGCGCGTAGGGGGGCTTAACGCTGGCTGGGGAGTTGAATCACTAG